AACCCTAGCAGGAACTACTGGTGGTTATCGCTTCCTCTATAATGCAACAAATACTTCTGAAGTCTTTACTGGTACTGATGCTGGTGTTATTGCTGGCAACCTTGCCCTCAGTAGTAACGTTGGTTCAACTAGTACATCCACAGGCACTCTGGTAGTCACAGGAGGCACTGGAATCAGTCAGAACCTCTGGGTGGGGGGAACTGCGAACGTTGCTGGTAATAGCACCTTACAGGGCACTCTGAGTGTCACTGACAACGTTACCTTAAATAAGAATGTAACGATTGTTGGATCTGACACTGCAGCAACCGAACTATTCAAGATTCAAAATGCTTCTGCTGTTGATAAATTTACGGTAGATTCTGCTTCTGGTAACACTTCAATTCAAGGAACTGTAACTGTAACTGATAACGTTACTTTCAATAAAAATGTAACGGTTGTAGGATCGAACACATCGGCAACAGAGTTCTTTAAAATTCAAAATGCTTCTGCTGTAGATAAATTTGTTGTAGATTCGGCCTCTGGTAATACTACTATTTCAGGAACTCTTGGGGTCACTGGAGCATCAACCCTTACTGGAACAATAACTCTTCAATCTGGTTCTTACCTTATTTCCAATAACACAGATGTTCCAACAATCACTACGGACGGAAGTAATAATTACATCATTTCTGGTGGAGACTATGGTTCATTTAGATTTGATGGCGGTGGATATGTTGCAGGAAATACGCTTTTCAACGATGATGTCTATGTAAATGGTACAATTATCGTTAAAGATACTGGAGGCGGTGGTACTGCATCTACAGTCAATAATCTTTCTGTTCGTTATACAACCGTTCTTGGTTCAACATTACCATATACTCCAGCATTTGCAACTAGTACAACATCGAACCTTAGAGTGACTGGTGGTGCTGGAATTGCAACAACTCTGCATATTGGTGGTACTGGTGCTAGTGAAGGTCTTTTTGTTGGCAAGAGAGTATCTGGAGATACTGTAAAATTCAGTGTTCTTGGTGCTTCAGGTAATACTAGCATTTCAGGAACTCTAGGTGTAACTGGTGCAACAACACTTAGCAACACCCTTGGAATTACTGGGATTACATCTATTACTAATGCAACTGATTCTACTGCTACCAATAATGGTGCTCTTGTAGTCACTGGTGGTATTGGTGTTGGAGGACAGTTAAGAGTCGCTGGTAATACAACCCTTACTGGGGATTTAGGTGTTGATGGAGGAGATTTAAATTCTACCCAAGCAACATTTAATCTTCTTAATACTGCAAGCACAACGACCATCAATTTTGGTGGTTCAGCATCTACTATGACTATCGGTGCAACAACTGGTACTTGCACAATTAGAAATGCTAACACAGTTATTACTGGCAATCTTACTGTAAATGGTACAACGACAACTGTAAATGCAACGACAATTACGGTTGATGATCCTGTCCTAACTCTTGGTGGCGATACTGCTCCTGCTGCAGATGATAATAAGGATCGTGGTATCGAATTTAGATATTTTGATGTTTCAGCAAAACTAGGATTTTTTGGATGGGATGATTCTTCATCTGGATACAGATTCCTGGAGAATGCATCGAATTCATCAGAAGTTTTTGGTGGTACTGATGCAAGACTATTTGCTGGTAGATTAAATCTATCATCCAACGTAACTTCAACATCATCTACTACTGGTACTTTAATTGTAACTGGTGGTGTTGGCATCTCGGAAAATCTTAACGTTGGTGGCACAACAACTCTAACTGGTTTGTTAGATGCTAATGGTGGAGCTACAATTGATAATATTAGAATTGGTATTACTACTGATAATGAGATCGATACTTCGACAGGTAATCTAACGATTGACTCTGCTGGTGGAACTACTACTATTGATGATGCTACTAGCATTACTGGTATTACAACTATCACAAATGCAACATCCAGAACTATTCCTGCTGGTGCTACTCTTCCTGCACTTGCTGGTGCTTTACAAGTTACTGGTGGAGCTCATATTGGAGAAAACTTTGTTGTTAATGGCGATCTTAAAGTTTATGGTGCTGCTGTCTACCAGGGTGGTATTGATTATCAAGGAACACAAACATATTCAGGTATCATCAAACAAACCAATACTGCTGATGCAGCATCTTCTACAGATTTAACAGCATCGATTAGTACTGCAGGTGGTGTAGCAATTGCTAAGAAACTTTTTGTTGGTAATAATGCTTCTATTACTGGAACTCTTGGAGTAACTGGAAATACTTCTCTAAGCGGCACTTTAGCAGTTACCAATCTTCTTACTGCTAATGCTGGTATTACCTTAGTTGGTAGCCCATCTGCAGGTGAAGATTTCATTATTACTAATGGAACATTAACTAGGTTCTCAGTTGGTTCTGCTGATGGTAGTGTTATTTCTGAAGGTAACTTAACTGTTAAAGGTAATACAATTTTAGGTGATGCGGTTGGCGATACTCTAACAGTTAACGCCACAGCAACATTCAATAATGCTGATATTGTTGGTACTGCTAGAGATGCTAGACAGTGGACAACTGCTAGAACACTTTCATTCACTGGTGATGCCACTGGCTCGATGTCTGTTAGTGGATCAGCGAATGCTTCTGCTGCTCTGACACTTGCTACTGTTGCCACTGCTGGTACTTATAGATCAGTAACTATTAATGCTAAGGGACTTGTAACATCAGGATCAAATCCAACAACTCTTGCTGGTTATGGTATTACCGATGCTCAAGCATTAGATTCTGATCTAACTGCTATTGCTGGATTAACAACAACAGGATTAATTACAAGAACCGCTGCTGGAACAGCAACAACCAGAAGCGTAACTGTAAGTGGCACTGGTTTAAGTGTAACAAACGGAGATGGTGTTGCAGGTAATATTTTAATTACTTCAAATGCAACAAATAACAATTCTGCAAGCACTATTGTTTCTAGAGATGCTTCTGGTAACTTTACTGCTGGAACAATTACAGCATCATTAACTGGTAATGTTACAGGAAATCTTACTGGTAATGTAACTGGTAATGCAGATACAGCGACAGCACTCCAAACTGCTAGATTGATTGGTGGAGTGTCGTTTAATGGCACTGCTAATATTAATTTGCCTGGAGTTAATACCACTGGTAACCAAAATACTTCTGGTAATGCTGCTACCGCAACAGCACTCCAAACTGCTAGATTGATTGGTGGAGTATCATTTGATGGCACTGCTAATATCACTCTTCCTGGTGTCAATACTGCTGGTACTCAAAATACTTCTGGTAATGCAGCAACTGCAACTGCACTGCAAACAGCTAGAACTATTAATGGTATAGCATTTGATGGTACTGCTGATATCGCAATTACTCCAGTATATAGTACATCAAACCAAGATGGTACAGGTACTAAAACTGTATTCCCAGCAAATTCAGGAAGAACTGTTAATGATATCTTTGTGATTGTTGATGGTCTAGTTCTTTCTCCAGGTGCAGAATATTCATATTCCAATTCAACAAGCACAACTGCCACTGGCACTTCTGGTACTGGATCAATCGTAGTAACTTCAGCAACTGGTATTGTTCCTGGAATGGCAGTTACTGGAACTGGTATCGGTACAAATGCTGTTGTGACTACTGTTATTGGAACAACAGTAAATCTATCTGTAAATAATAGCGCAACAGTTAGCGGAACAATTTCATTTGGTGCAGTAGTTACTCTTACTACAGCTCCTGCTGCTGGAACCGATAACGTTTCTATTAGATATCTACCACTATTAAATTGATAAGGAGAATCTAAATGTCAGCATCACAACCAGCAACTAGAGCAGAATTTAAAGCATGGTGTCTAAGAAGACTTGGATATCCAGCTATCGATATTAATGTGTGCGATGAACAACTAGATGATCTTATTGATGAAGCAGTTTCACATTACCAAGAATTTCATTATGAAGGATCATATAGATCTTTAATCAAGATTGAAGTAACTGAAAATATGAAGTCTGCTGCAACCAGTTCGTCTGTAATTACTGGTACTAACTGGTATGAATCAAATCCTTATGTAGAACTTCCTCCAGGTGTACAGGGAGTTGAAAATGTATTTACGCAAGTTTCATCTTCATCTTCCATTCCTGGTAATATCTTTAACATTAAGTATCAGTTATTTTTGAATGATATTTACGCATTTACAAATAACCAGATTCTACATTATTATATGGTTCAAAATTATCTAGAAACTCTTGACTGGGTTACTAATTCAAGATTATACAAGAGACTTAGATATACTGCAAATACAAATAAATTGTATGTAGATATTGATTGGAGCGAATTAGGAGTAGGTGAATATATTGTGGTTGATTGTGTAATGGGTGTAGATCCAGTTCTATATCCAAAAACTTGGAATGAGCACTGGTTAAAGGATTATGCAACTGCATTATTCAAAGAGCAGTGGGGACAAAACCTAAGTAAGTATGATGGAATTCAAATGCTAGGTGGTGTCACTTTAAACGGCAGAAAGATTCTTGAAGAAGCAAAAGAAGAGATTAAAGATCTCAAGGAAGAA